TTGACCACCTGCAAATTCTTCTGATTGTATAGCATCTAATATTGCCTGTACTTTTATAGCGTATTTAAATTGAGTATAATTAACCCCGTTTTGATTAATTGTTCCTGTTCCGTGATGTGATATGTTGTTAATTTGTTCTTCATTATCATATTGTTCGTGTGACCCACTATCGTAAATTAATCTGTTTGTATGTGTGATTAAAGGCACTATGATATCACCATTTTCTTGTGCATTTTGCATTGCAGCAGTAATACCATCAAAGCTATAAATTTGATTTAATGATTGTGGGTATTGTAATGCTGATAATTGAGTGCTTCCTAATAAATCTTTTAAGTTTACAGTATTACCAAAAAATGTAATATTATAAGTATGAGGTACATTGTTTTTTAACTTTACTCCATCTAGTTTTAACATACCCTCTTTAAAAGGTAAGTCGTTTAATTCTAATTTAGATGGCACTTTACTTCTAGCATCAAAAGTATCATCAATATCAAAATTATAATAATGAGTGAATATCTTGTTGTTTACTTTAGAAGCAGGAACTGCGAATGTCTTAGTAAATTCTGTGAATATTTTACTAATATCTTTTACGTTTTGTAATGTCTGCGTAAAAGAAACTGATTCATCTTTGAATAAATCTACCCTCTGACCCTGTATGTAAAGTTGTAACTTTTGCATCTATGTTATTCTATGTTATTCTATGTTATTTTATGTTACCTTATGTTATTTATGTAATCGTATGCTTCCTCAAATTCCATTGTATATTCTATTAACCTATCATTAACAGATGTTTTAAAATTAACTGATGAGGTTTTAACTTTCACAGGGGTAACAATATTAACCCTACTATCTTCTCTACTTGGTATTTCCATCCATACATATTCTGACAATAGTAATTGCTCAAAGAATTCGTTTGCAAATTCAGGGTAATATCCACTACTTAGGCTATGCGTTCTTTTTGCTTGTGTATTAAATACTTTATTAGGTGCATTTCTATTGGAATAGGTTGCGTGATTATTTGTTGGGTATGTTATTGTATTTGATTTAAACCCCTCGTTTGTTCTACCTATTGCAGTTGTATTTTTTAAGAAAAACCAAAGTTCTTGTTGTGCACCATACTTGTTAATGAATATAACTTTTTTACCATCACCATATTTAGTGCAATCTATTCTTTTAATTGTTACAGTAATACCATTCCAAACCACACTTGTTGGAGTGCCACTAACTATAAGTGCTGACAAATTTCCTGATAAATCAACATTTGGCAATATTGCAGCTTTTCCTTGTGGTGCTAATACTGTAATATTAAATGAACCACTTGAATTAAGTTCATCTGCAATTAAAAACCTTGGTCTTAATTCGTAAACCAAAGGGTTAGAGTTTTCTGTAAAAGTTCCGTATGCTTCAAACCCTCTATCTGTATAAGTAGTTGCAGTTCCTACTGCAGTACCTTGACCATTTAACCCTGCGTAATTTGTTATAGTTGTAACTATGTCTACATATTGTGCGTGAAAATTACCCTTGTATTGTATTTCTAAATAATCCCTTGCTAGTTCTGATATATCAAAATTAACAGATGTACTCGCTTCTACATTTTTTGTTAATGTATATCTTAATGTTCCATCTACTGTAACTGTACACACAGAAGAAAGCACCCCTGATGCAGGGATTTCTTTATGTTTAAATTGTGGGCTTCTTAATGCTATATCTGCCATTGTTTATTTTTTTTGTCCTAATATTATTGAATTATCTACATCTTTAACAAAGCCTGCATACAATTCTTGTGATAGTTTTTCTATTCCTTTTTCAAATGGTTTAGTAAAGAATAAATTTGCTTTTAAACCTTTGTTGTAAATACTTCTAGATATTAAATAAGTCATAGTCTGATAACTCATAAACCTACCTTTTTCATCTCTCCATTGAAACCTTTTCTTTCTAAGCCAACCATCTATTCCTTTTCTTAAGCCACCTTTTGGTCCTGTACCACTACCATATTGAAATTGAGATAATGCAGCCTGTGTTTCAGGATAGGTGCTTGTTTTACCTTTTACCCCTTTGTCTACGAACATTCCGTAGTCTTCCATTAAAAAGTCTACTAGGAATTCATCTGTATTTTCTAGTATATCATAACTTAAAGAATTGTATAAGTTACCATCACCTTTTTTATCTTTAGTTAGATTTGTCCTAGCTTGTTGTATAACATACTTAGCATATTGCTCTAGAGCATCATTTAAATTCTTATACCCATTCATTAGCAAATATAAATATCATTGTATATCTGTATGTCCATTGTTGCAGTCCACCCTGCTAGTTGATTATCAAACCTATCATAGAAAGGTGTTAGGCTTGGGCTTCCATTTAATTGATACATATCTGTATGTAGCTGACCCATTCTAAGTCTTTGTATAAGCCTATTTAAGACTGCTAGTTGATTGTTTAGAATATTTTGTATATCGTTATTATCTGTAAAAATATCTGTTGTTTGTAGCTTTGATTGGTTTACAATATCACAGGCTAGAATACTTATATTAAAATCTAAGGTTTGTTCATTTACTGTTACGTTGTTTACGATAATATGACTTAATGGAAATATATCTTGCTTACTTAAATTAACATCAGTAATATCTCCTGTTGTAACTGTGTTTACATTTACATCTGCTAGTAGTTGTTCTTTTATGGTTTCAGTTAATTGATAGTAACCTCTTACTCCTTGATTGCTCATTTAAATTTCTTTTTAATCTGTTTTGCTTCCATTTCGTTTTTGTCTTTCATAAAAGATAGCATTGTAAAGCATTTATGCATTCCTAATTTAGTGATATCTTCAAATCGTGTAATGTCTCCGTTAGCGAGTCCAAAAATTGATTGATACCATCCCCACTTTCTTGAGAATTGAGATACTGAGTCAAGGCTTCTGTCTCCCCCTCCTCCAAATAATTCATCATAGTTTGCGACAATTCTAGACCTAAATTCCACAAAAAAAAAATTGATGATAAAACTGCATCCATAGGCATATCCAATAAATTAACAGAATTTTCTATTTGGTATTCTTCAATATTATATTTGTCTTTTAATCTTACTATAATTGGTCTGTATAAAACATTCATAGCTTTCTCCATATTATCCCAATCTCCTATAAAATTATCAAGGTCAATATACTCACCCAATAGCAAGTCATCTAATTCAGGGTGGAAACCATACTCTACGCCATTTAATTTAAACTTTGATACTAGGCTAGGCTTTTGATTAAATAGTTCACTCAGAACGCTTATTATGTCGTTGGTGTCTTTTAACTTTAATCTGATAACATCTTTAAGTTCTATGTTACAGAAAATTTCAATCATCTTAGCATTTAGAAATCTATCTTCTGTTTCACTTTGTTGAATCTTTAAAAACCTTTTGTATTGCCTTAAAGTAATTTCACTTAATGAATTTGGTATTTTAATTTTAATTGCCATACTATTATAACGTATTTTATTTAGTTTTTTATTTGAATAAAGGTAATAAAAAAAAGGTAGCCATTTCTGACTACCTCAACAAAGCTACAAAAGTAACTTCTGCACAAAGAATATCTTATATCATACTAGCTTCAAAACAAGTTCCTGAACAATAACCATCATCTGTTTCTAGTGGCTTACCACATTCTGAACATTCATATTCTTTTTGTTCGTGTGGATTTAAACAATCGTACCATTCCATATCTTAAATATTAAAAATTAATCCTGTTATCATTCTTAGAATAAAATAGCTTGGTGCTATTATTATTATTAGTGTCTGTAATTTTTTCATCTGTTCTGTCTTTATAATTAATATTGTTTTGCGTATTGTTTGGCTTCGTTTAATTTGAAAAAACTTAAATCATTTTCTATTACATCATCCCCTTTCATAATAGTTAAGTAATACATATTCCCCTCTCCATTGAAAGTTTCTAAATCAATGTAATAATGAAACCCCTCTAATTTAGATTCCCAAGTGTAATTTGATGTTTTTGTAAAAGTCATCTGTTCTGTTGTTATAATTAATAATATTCAAATATAACATTATTTATTTAATTAACAAAATATTTAATAACTTTTTTTTATTTATTTTTAATGTAGTGTATATTTACCGAAGTTTGGTTTGCTTAGAACTGAATAAGTAGCATATCTGATAGCATCAATAATATGGTTATTTTTATCAATAGGTTTATTAATCATTTTACCACTTCTATCTTCTTGCCATTTGTAGTTCCTAAATTCTTGTATTGCATTATGACTATCCTTTAAGATATGTATTTTAAAGCGTTTTAATAAATCTATTCCTGCATTTATACTATCAGCACCTTTTAAACTTGGTCTGACATTCCAACCCATCCTACGCAGTTCCTCAATCAATCTAGGCTCAGCTGAATCAAAGTATATTGTTTGTCTTTCTATTCCAACTTCTTTCCACTTTTTATGGATATCTATTGTGGTCATTTGAGTTTGATACAAATGTTCTTTAACGTAAAGGTCATAGTCTTTTCTAAATACAGAAACTAAACTCGTCGGGTCATTGGTATATCCTGCATCTGCACCAAAGCTAATAAACTCAGCATCTTCAGGAATTTGATTTACCTCAACATAACTAAATATAGTTGATTTACTGATTCCCTTTATACCAAGCCCGTAGATTTGCCAATATTGTTCATCAGTATATTTTAATCTTTCAATCTCTTCCTTAATGCTATCGCTAAGGAAACTATTATCCAAATAAGTAGTAATATTAAAATCGGCATCTTGTCTAGGTATTACCTTGTCATAAATCCAATGGTATTCATCTGATGGATTAAAGTCAAGAATTATTTTTTCATCTGTCCTAAATATTAATTGTTGCCAATCTTCATAA